GTAGTTGAATCTGTATCATGTTTAGAGGCATTTTTAAATAGTATTAATCAAATTGATAGCTCATCATACGATGATAGTTTTTCATTTGTAAGTGGGTATACTTATTATGAAGGTTTCAATGAATATTTTGATACAACAAGAATTCAATATGAATCTCAAGGCGTAATATATGAACCGGGTGTAAAGACATCTAATGGTTCTCAAGCCGCAATTGGCTATGCTGCAAAGTTTTCGGGTGCAGGATATATAAAAGATTCTTTGCCGGGATATTATGATAGAGATCATGATTATGCAATATCATTTTTTGTTTCTAGTTCAAACACCGGAACTTCTAATGGATTACTTATTGCGAAAGCTTCTAGTAGTTTGCAACCAACATATCCATTTAAAATAGAATTAAGTGGCAGTAAACAAATTGTATTTTCTGCTGCCGGCAGTACTGAATTTAAAACACAGATAACTTCTTCAATATTTGTTTCTTCATCTTGGAATCATATTGTATGTCAAAAATCAGGTAGTTGGCTGCAAATGTATGTTAATGGAAGATTGCATGCTTCCGCATCTAATAATTTATTAGTTAATACATTTTCTCCATTTACTGCATCAGCAAGAATTGATAATACAAGTGATCTATATATAGGTGGTTTTAATAGCCAAAGCTCAAACGTAAATGCATATATAGATGAAGTTAGAATCTTTAATAAGTCGCTAACTAGTGCCAACATAAGTTCTTTAAATAGCCGCATTGAAGGCGGCACACTTTTGCAAACCAATATTGTTGGAACTGTTTTTGATAAACATGGCCTCGTTGTAATATCATCTCCGGATTATCGTTATCATAATATACTTGCAACTCCATTTACTGCATCATATAAAAGTACAGTTTCAATATATGAAATGTCTGTAGTTGCTAGACTAGATGCTGGCGATTTTAATATGTCAACTAATTTAACATTGACACGAGATGATGATTCTACATATTTACCATTTGTAAGTGGTAGTACTTTTTCACCATATATAACTACAATTGGATTGTATGATGATGCAGGTCAACTTTTAGCTATTGGTAAGTTAGCACAACCAATACGTAAACGTAGTGATGTTGATATGAATTTCTTGATACGTTTAGATTTAGATAATAATGTTGTAGTTAGAGGATAATGATGATACGATTAAAACAACTTCTTTTTGAAACAATTGACGTTAATATTAAACGTTGTTTAGATAAAATAAAAAACAAACAGTTTAAATTAATCGGTGCTGGTGATAATGGTCGAGTTTATGAAATTGATGACGAAGATAAAGCATTTAAAATTACTAAAGAACGCGATGAATATGCAGTAGCTGAAAAATTAGTTAATCAACGTTCTAAATATACAACATTTATACCAGTATATTATGTTAACGGTACTGATATGTACATAATGGCTAATGCATCTGAATTATCTAGTTCTGATAAAATAAAATTAAATAGATTTATTGAAGAATATAAAAATTATGCTCGAGAACAAGGCGGCGAAGTTTCTATATTTGAATTTACAAAAAATACAGATAATATAGATCCAATACTTGATAATTTTCTAAATTCATTAGAATCCGATATTGATAAATTAAATATACCAGAATTAGATTTAGATTTAGATTTTAAAACGGATAACATTATGATTTGGTCTGGTAAAATGGTAATGGTTGATTGGTGATACATATTTATATAAAATTGGAGTATGATGTTAGATCAACTTATTAGAAAACATGTACAGCGTTATTTAAATGAAACAACAATAATATCAGAAGATACTGTAAATATTAAACCGCGATCTGGCTGGAATTTTGAAATTCCTAGTGCCAATTCTCTTCGGGGACAGAAGGCTCAACGAATAGCAGTTGCAAATGGAGCGTTTACTGGTTTAATGATTATCGCAAATCGTCGTAGATATCAATTTTTTGGATATAATAATAAAGATAAAAAAACATTTGATGATGCAGAATTAGATAATGATGTTAAAATAATGTTTTCCAAAATTGCTCGAAGAGATTTTCCAAATAAATATGACCCAGAAAAAACATTGTTTGTGTATTTTAAAGCTGTTGATAAAAAATATAAAAAAATATGGAATGTTTGGGCTTTTGATAAACAAGAAATTGGCATTAATGATATTGTAAAAAAATGGAAAACTTCGTTACAAAAATCAACATATTTTACTGAATCGGATTTTTTAGATATTGATCGCATACAATCAATTTCATTGATGACTTATAGTCAAGCTGAAAAATGGTTTTCTTCTTTAGAAAAAGCAAAACGAGATTTTAAAATAGATACGAAAATAAAATTACCTAATTTATCTGCAATTAAAACTGCTGATGATTCTTCTGATGATACTTTAACATCACAAACAGTTACTATTGATGCCAATGGCCGTGTTTTCGATAGTAAAAAACAAGAAATTTGGGTGTACACTCACGGATTTCGTGATGGTATAGCAGAATTAAGGCTAGCACCGGATGGCGAAAGTGTAATATTGATACCAATTTCTGGAACTTGCCCTATACAAGAACGAATAACTGGTAGACTTGGAACATTTCAAGGGGAATTTAAAGACGGCGCGCCTTTTAAAGGTACCGTAACATATGAAACAGCTAATGATAATCAAATTAAAATATTTGTAGGAGAATTATCTTCTAAAATTTCAACTAAAGATGATGATGATCAAACTTTTACCTTTGATAAAATTAATGGTCGATCAACATATGGTGATGGTGTTGTATTTGATGGGGAATTTAAAAATAACGAACTATGGAATGGAGAAGTTTTTAATAATAAAGGTCAAGCTTTAGGTGCCTTTAAAAATGGAGAATACTCCAGAGGATTGAAATATCCATTAGACTGGCAAACTAAAATAGGTGCTATAACTGTATATGATGGCGGTAATAAAGTATTTATGAATTCTGCGAATAATTCGTGGGGTGAGTTAGATAAAACGTATTTTGAAAATGAGGTTTTTTTCGGTGAAGATATAAGTAATATTACTCCTATAGATGATGCAAATAGAATTAGGAAATTAAATAAAGAATTCAAAGGACTTGTATCATACATACGTATTAAAACGAGTCCTATAGATTTATATACATTGAATGGTACAGATTTTGTATTAACATATCAAGGTCTACCTGTTAATTTGACTGATATGAATGAAACAGATTTTGTATTTAAACAAGAAAAACTAGATTATTATCTTATTACTGTAGAAAATACTGATTTTTGGATTCCATCTAAATTTATAGATATCGTAGAAAAGTAACCCATGATTAAATTGAATCAAATATTATCAGAAGCAACTATAACACCTAGAGCTGCTGCATGCAAAAAAGATGTATTAAATCATTTTGGTCAAAATGCTTATACTAGTGTTGAAGTTTATAATTATAGAACTATCGGAAAAAGTAGTGCATTATCTCAACATGCATTTGGCAATGCTGTAGATTTTCGTGTAAGTAAGACATTTATTGGAAAAGCAGAAAATGTAACGGCAAAGCAAAAACGATTAGGTGATGATACTTTAAATTATTTGTTAGATAATGCAGACCGGTTTGCTATACAAAATATAATATGGTTTAAAAAAATTTATAGTAGGCCATCTTTTCAAGCTAGAAATTATAATGGCGAGAATCCACATTATGATCATGTGCACGTAGATTTTGTTTCCCAAAATAAAAAAGATTTTGATACATCTACAAAACCTACCTCAGCAGCTGTTACTAACAAATATCTAGTTGGCGTTATAAATGCATATTATAAAATATCAACTACAGATCCTGAATCATATTTTGAAGAATTTAGAAGTTGGAATCCGTTTTCAAAAGGCATTGGAGATGATGAAGAAGGTGCGTCAAATAAATTAATGACACGATTTTTAAAAATATACGAACCTAAATTAAATGAATTAGAACGTAATTCTTCAACGTCTATAGAAGATAAAGAAAACATACAAACAATTAGAAAAATTGTATATACATTAAACGAAGCAATATTAGATGGCAAAAGTATAAACTTTTCTGTTCCATATTACAAACTTGTTCCATCTACAGGAAAATATCAAAACGCGGTATTAATCTTTAAATGGAATTATTTATAAAAAATAGTTATGGCAAAAAATCATTTTCACAGCTCAGGAAATAGTAAACGAGCTAATGCATTAAAACATGGTTATAAATCTGGTTTAGAACTTTCAGTATCTATGCAAATAACTCAAACGGAATATCCTTTGAATTATGAGACAGAAACATTAAAATATATAGTACCAGAACGCAAAGCAAAATATACACCAGATTTTGTTTTTACAAAACGCAATGGAGATATTATGTATATCGAAACAAAAGGACGATGGACTACAGCTGATCGCACAAAGATGAAACATGTATTAGCATCAAATCCTGGCATTGATATACGAATGGTATTTCAAAATCCAGGTCAAAAAATATCTAAAGGATCTCCTACTACATATGAAATATATGCTCAAAAATTAGGCATACAACATGTTGCAAAAAAAGATATTCCTGCAGAATGGCTTGAAGAATGTTTGAAAAAAGGCGAAGAACCAAAAATAGTTAAGAAATTCTTTTGATTTACGAAAAATTTTTAATATATTGTTCATGTATTAATGAAATTTATTTTATTAATAGATTGATGAATTTATTGAATCGAT